GGGATGACATAGAATGTGTTTACCTCCTAAGATGGAAAGATATTGAAGATCTTGAATATGGAGATCGAGTTTTTGGATTTGCAGCAAATTTTGCTTTTGGATCAGTTAAAGCATTTACAAAGGCTATCTATGACCCATATTTATATTTCCTTGGAGAAGAGATCAGTTTGGGACTTAGGCTATCAGTTAAGGGTGTAAACCTTGTTGCACCACCAGTAAATGCAATTTGGACCAACTATGACAGAGATAATGGGAAAAGAGATTTTCACTGGGTTGACAACCAACTTTGGGGAATTAGAGATAAGGCTGCAAGAATTAGGCTTAGTCAGTTATTTCGTGGGGAAGATTTAGGTGTTTATGGATTCCAAGATGATATGGAAGAGTATAGAGCGTTGCAGGAAGAAATGGGCCTTGACTTTGAATCAAAAGACTACATTAAGCCAATATATAAAAACTAAAATGTGCACCTAAAGGTATGATATAGGAGATAAAATGATTCAAGAGCCCAAAATAATTGAAAATGTTTTAAAAAGGGAAGCGTTTGATAGTTTTACAAATTCTATGAAATCTTCTTATAAAACTTTTTCATATGACCCAAGATTTGGAAGATATTGTGTAGGGGATGGATACTCTGAAGAGTTTAAGGCTATCTTTGAAGATACAGTTGATGTTGCTAGGAAAGCCTTTAGCAGTGAAACCTTAATGCCAACATATGCCCTATTTGCACACTATGAAGGGAAAGCAAGCCTTTACAAACACAAAGATGATAACGCATGCACTTATACCTTAGATCTGTGTCTTTATCAAAATGATCCTTGGGATTTATATGTAGAAGATACACCATATACCCTATTCCCAAACCAAGCATTGGCTTATTATGGAAACGAGCAAATGCATTGGAGAGAAGACTTTCCAAACCCAGAAACTCAAAATGTTGCAATGATCTTTTTTCATTATGCAGAGCCAGATCACTGGTATTTTACAAAGGGTCCAAGTTACATCGATGTAATTACAGGGAAAATGACAAAGGCACAATGGAATTTAGAAAATTGGTAAACATCAATGTTTAATTTTTTTACACAAAATATTACAACAGCAGATTACAATATGCGGCGAGGTCGTGTGTATAAAAAAACTCGGGGAGAAGATTACATTCCAGATAGGGTTAGTGATGATCCTGCTGTAAATAATATGGACTACACTCTAAATAATTATGGACATAGGTCTAGTGATTTTGTAAAAGATCATCAAGGATTCCACATTCTTTTTGCTGGATGCTCATTTACTTTTGGAGAAGGGCTGCCATATAAAGAAAACTGGTCAGGAAGACTTTATGAAAAAATGAAAGATTTGTATACCCTAGACGATTATTTTTCTTTAGGGTTTTTAAACGGAGTATCGTCTAATATCATTTATAACATATTGTTATACTGTAAAGAATTTGGAAAGCCCGATGCCATATTTTGTTTATTGCCACACTCTGTTAGAAAAGTTGATTTTGTTAAAAGATATTTTATTATAGATTCTGATTATGACAGACGTCATTTAGAGTTGGGAAGGCTTGAAGTTCTAAAGTCTATAACCTTTTTAGAGGAATACTGCGAAGCATCAGGAATTAAATTAATTTGGTCAACATGGAATAACGCAGATGCTAAGGTATACTCTAAGTTAGATTTTAAAAATTTTGTTTTTTTAGAAGATGTAGATATTTTTATGAATGCAAAAAACAAAGAGGAGTCCTCTGACCCATTCTATGAAATAGCAAGAGATGGAGATCACCCAGGACTAAAATATTCCGATGGTTTATCAAATATATTTTTAGATAGTTTTAAGGAAAAATATGTTAAATAAAATAAAAGAAAAAACCTTTAGAATAAAAAGATCTATCCTAAAGGTTTATCTTAAATTTAAAAAGCCTTTAAAGGGCGATAAATTTATATATTAGTGTGGAAATTTAGCCATCCAAGATTTAGTCCTTGGGGTAATTCCCTTCCAAGAAGACCAATCTTCTCCACCGTTTGTCATGTAGTATGCAATCTCTGCATTCTTGACGGGATTGAATAGTTCAGCATTTGACTCAAGATCAAACTTAGTTCTACGATCAGGGCCAAGATTGTCTATCATGTTTATTTGGAACATTCCATAAGACGAGTCACCAGTCTTGTGGTTTCCGTTAAAAGCCAGTGGTCGCCCATTTGACTCCTTTTTAGCCACTGCCCAAGCAACTACAAGGTCTTTGCCCTTGAAGCCTACTAGCGAAAGCAGTTCCTTTAGTTCTAAATCAGTTAGAGAAACCTTATTTTCAAAACTCTCTAACTTTTTTGCCTTAGAAACCAAAAAAACCTCTTTCGAGGTAGTTTCCAACGGCTGAGCCTGTTCAAGGCTAAGATTGTTCTTCGTGCTTAGTTCTGGCGTAGCATTAGCAGCATTAGAAAATACACTGACAAGTGCCACGATACTGAGTGTGCTAATGATCTCTTTGTTTCTTTCGATAAATTTAATCATAGTTTCCTCCTTAGAAAACAATAACACCCTGGTAGGTGTCTATACCAAGTATAACATGAATTTTCCCCAAAAGTCAACTTTGAAAGGTGGTATAATAAAGTATTATGGCAACAGGCTCATCAAATAGATTTAATTTACCATATCCACTAGATACTAATCCAGTTAATGTTCATGGAGATATCAAGCAACTTGTGGATAAACTAGAAGTGGTTTTACCACCACTAGGTGTCTCATACTTTGAGATTCAAGTAATTAATAATTCAGGATCAGCAATTGGAGCAGCAACACCAGTTTACGCAACTGGATATACAACAAAAACAACAATTGCAGTATCTCTTCCATCTACAACAAAACCAATACTTGGATTAACAAAAACATCAATTGCCAATAATGCAGAAGGAATCGTAGTTGTTGCAGGAATACTAGAAGGAGTCAACACCTCATCGTTTGTTAGTGGAGATGTTTTGTATGTTGCACCTGGTGGAGGATTAACAAATGTTCAAGCAGGTGGGGCAGTTGGAGTTGTTGCACATGCAGCCTCTGCTGCATCAAATGGAATTATTATTGTTGAGGCAAAAGGCAACGGGACATGGGGGGCACTTAAGGCTGGACTAGCCTAAGAGTGATATAATAAACTATGGCAACCTTAAGAAATGTATCGTCTGGCTCATACAATGTTGGAAACACTCCTCCAATTATTGTTTGGACTGTTGTTAGTGGTGACACAGCATCGTTTAGAGTTTATGTTACTGATGATGCACAGGTCCCGCTAAATATTCCAGATTGGGATATTCTTATGCAGATCAAAAGACCATCACTTGAGTCTAATGCTGGATATGTAACTGATCAGGCAAGTTTAATTTTAACATTAATTCCAACTGCAGATGCAGATGATGATGATGGGGAGTTTACGGTTTCACTAACTTCTGAGCAGTCACAACTTCTCGAAACAGGAGACATCTTTGACATTGAACTGTCTACAGACCAAAGAGCCTTAGTGTGGACTGTAGCCCAGGGCAGTATGAAGATTATTGAAGATGTTACATCACTGTAATGGCATCTGTTGAAATAAATAAAAAAAGTTCCAGCGCTACAGCAAAACTAGCAACAGCATTTGCCTATGGCATATTAAATGTATCTGGAACTGGTCAAAGATCTATAGCAATAAATGAGGTTTTGCCATTTAGGATAAGTTTTACAAATATAGGGGTTCCCAGTTATTCAGCAAACTCCCCAGCCCCAATTGGAATCGCAATTGTTGGATTCAATAATTATATACTTTAAAATCTGTGTTATAATATCATCATGGCAAAGATATCTATAGCAGCAGTAAAATCTAAATTCCAGACTGGCGATAGACCAACACAAGAAGACTACGTTGATCTCATTGACACTCTTGTGTCTCAGTCTACAGATTTAGGTTCAGCAGGTAACAATGAAAATACAATCAACGGTATTGAAAACGTAACTGTTATTGATAACTTTGATGCTACAGTTTGGCGTATGGTGAAGTATATTATTTCAATATCAAAGACTTCAGCAGGGGACAACAAGTTCTACGCAACTGAAATGACAATTCTTGTTGACGGAGACGGTGTTTCTGTCAGTGAGTATGGAACAATCGACAATGATGGGAATATTGGCACCATTAATGTCTCTCGCACTGGAAATACCGTGGCTATTACAGTCACTCCAGATCCTGCGATCAAGCCAGTCACAGCACGATATGCTCGTATTGGACTTAAGGCATAACTAAGGAGATATAAAAAATGGCAACAGTAAATAAAGATTTTAAAATTAAGTATGGCCTGATCGTTGAAGGTGCAAATGCAACCGTAAACGGAAATCAGGTTCTTACAGAAGATGCATCAGATCAATACATCCTTGATCTCATTGGCGGAGAAACACTTGTAAAGTCAGTTTCAAATGAATTTGATGTAAGCGGTGCTGGAGAACTTTCAATTGATCGTGCTACAGTAGATGCTTATTACGATGCAGCAGGAGATGCTGCAGCAGCAGAAACAGCAGCGAACCTATACACAGATGGTAGAGAGACAGCAATTACATCTGCTTACCAGTCATACGCTGACACAGCAGAAGTAGATGCTAAGGCTTACACAGACACTCGTGAAGGAGCAATCACAACTGCTTATCAGTCATATGCAGATACAGCAGAGGCAGATGCTAAGTCTTATGCAGATGGTCTAGCATCAAACTACGATCCAGCAGGATCAGCATCAACTGCACAGCAAAATGCAGAAGACTATGCAGATGCTTTAATCAATGATGCATCAAACCTTTCAACAGAGGTTTGGTCAGCATACAAGACAAGCACAGAAATTGGACTTGCACAACAAGCAGCGGAGGATCATGCAGATCAGGCAGTTGCAGACCTAGTAAATGGTGCACCAGAACTTCTTGACACACTCAATGAGTTGGCAGCAGCACTTCAGGATAACCCAGATGTTATCTCTGATCTTCAGGGTATTGCAGCAGGAAAGCAAGATGCACTAACTGCAGGTTCAAACATTGATATTACAGGGGCAACAATTTCCGTAATTGGTCTTGATGCAGCAGATATATCAGACTTCAACACAGCAGCAGTTGCAGCAACAGCAGCAGCATACGATATGTATGGTGCAGCAGCAGCAGCACAAGAAGCAGCAGAAGACTACGCAGATGGCCTTGCAATCAACTACGATGCAGCAGGTTCTGCTTCAACAGCACAGACTAATGCTGAATCTTTTGCTACAAATGCAATTAATGATCTTGACACAGACGATATTGAAGAGGGTGCAACAAACCAATACTTCACAGATGCTCGTGCTAAGACTTCAGCAGCAGATCTTTTGACTGGTGCTTCACTTACAAACATTACAATCACTGGCTCAGGTTCAGGACTTACTATTACCGCAGAAAACGGTGTAGCAGATTCTGACACTGATGACCTAACAGAAGGCACAGGAAACCTTTACTTCACAGATGCTCGTGCAGTAGATGCTCTTGAAGCAGTTGTTCCAGACTTTACGGCAGTTGAGATTAACTCACTTGCTAAGCAGGTTGCATCAACAGTTTCAGTAGCAACTGCAAGCCAGGTAACAGCATATGAGTTCCTTGGAACAGAATATCGTTCAGCAAAGTTCTTAGTAAAGACAGCACAAGGCTCACACACAGATGTTGCAGAAGTTCTTCTAACCATGGACTCTTCAAACAACATATCAATTACAGAATATGCAATGGTTGGAACTAATGGTTCCCTAATGACAATAACAGCAGACTATGTTGAAGTTGGCACTACTGTAAGACTTCGTGTAACAACAGCGAACAACACTTCAGTTGTAACAGTTGTTGGAACATTGCTTGCGTAATAAAAAATAAAAATAGTTGGAAGAAGGAGAAGTAAATGGCAACAGTAGAAAAAGACTTTAAGGTCAAGAATGGACTTCAAGTTTCACTTGGGGGATCATTCGGCGGTGCAGTAACAGTAGGAGCACCAACTCTTGCAGCACATGCAGCAACCAAGGAGTATGTAGATTCTGTGACAGGGTCTATGGCTGTAGGCACAACTCCTCCTTCTTCACCAACTAATGGAACACAGTGGCTAGACACTCTAACAAATAGAGTTAATTTTTATTACAACGGATCTTGGTATACCCAAGCAACCATTGACGACACACAAAATCTTCCACAGCACATTCACGATACCGCAATTGATGGAACTGGATTCATAGTATCTCAATTTTATGATGGGTCAACATTTAATGCACCACAGGGATCAGGAATCGATGCTGGTGGACCGTCTACAACAACCTGGACAGTTGTTTTTGACGGAGGAACTGTAATAGATAACTTCAACTAAAATTGATGTTATAATAAGACTATAAAATAAGTGGCAGCCCCACTAAGGAGATATAAATGGCAACTAGAATGCAACAGCGCAGAGGAACTGCAGAACAATGGACAGATGCAGATCCAATTTTGGCAGCAGGAGAAATTGGATTTGAGACTGATACCAACCAGTTCAAAATTGGCGATGGTGTAAATAACTGGTCTGACCTCTCCTACTTTAAAAACCTAGAAGACCTAGGTGGATCCCTTGACGATTACGTTCCAGTAACAACTAAGGGACAAGTAAACGGAGTAGCGGAACTTGACTCAACAGGAAATGTTCCACTTTCACAACTTGGAAATCTTATCGATGGAGCACCAGAAGCACTTAACACTCTTAATGAACTTGCAGCATCCATTAATGATGATACTAACTTTGTAGCATATGTAACAACACAACTTTCAAATAAAGCAAATCTTGCAAGCCCATCACTAACAGGTGTTCCACTTGCACCAACTGCAATACTGACAGATAATTCTACTAAGATTGCTACAACTGCTTTTGTTAAGGGGCAGGCTTATGGCTTAGCATCAGATATCTCTAATCTTGATATAAGATTAACAGACTCAGAAAATGATATAGACTCATTACAAACAACATCAGCCACACTTGTTACAAATGTTGGCCAAGCGCAAACAGATATTAGCACTCTAGAAGCAACAACAATCAGCCAAGCAGGAAGAATTTCTGACGTAGAGTCAGACGTTGTAACTTTGCAGTCAAGCGCTGCAACTGGTGCATCTGACATTACTGCTCTAGAAACTCTAACTGCCTCTCACACTGGAAGCATCACTTCATTGGAATCAGATGTTACAGAAGCAAAAACAGATATTACAGCACTTGAGTCTACCTCTGCTACTTTAGTATCAGATGTTTCTGGACTAGAGACTTTAACAACATCTCATTCTGGATCTATTGCAACATTGGAGTCAGACGTTACAACAGCAAAGTCTGACATTGACACGCTGCAGGGTGATCTCGATACAGCAGAAGCAACTCTTGCAACTACAACTTCAAACTTTAATTCACATGATGCAAAGACAACAACAGTTCACGGAATTGCAGATACTGCAGCCCTTGCAACTAAGACTTATGCAGATACCGCAGGAACAAATGCAATCGCCTCAGCAAATACATACGCTGACTCAGTAGTTGCTTCAAAGGCACCTTTGGCTTCACCAGCACTTACTGGAACTCCAACTGCCCCAACTGCATCAGCAGGAACCAACACAACACAGATTGCAACAACAGCATTTGTTAAATCAGAAGTTGACGCAGTAATCGCAGCAGCACCAGGAGCGCTAAACACTCTTGATGAACTAGCAGCAGCACTTGGAGATGACGCAAACTTTGCTTCAACAGTTACAACTAACCTTGCATCTAAAGCACCTCTTGCTTCACCAACATTTACAGGAACTGTTGCACTACCTGCAGCATCATCTGTAACACTAAACGGAACTGCACTTTCAGCAACTTTGGCAACAAAGGCAGATAAGACAGCAGCAATTTCGTCAAAGTCAGGAGCCTATACAATTGCATCAGCAGATGTTAACTCAATTATTGAGTTTAACTCAGGTTCAGGGGCATCCTTTACGATTCCATCTGATAACTCTTTCTGGCCAGATGGACAAAGACTTGAAGTTCTTCAGGTTTCAGGAGGACAAGTGACTATTGCAGGCGCAGCAGGGGTAACAGTAAATGGAACTCCTACTACCAAGACAAGAACAACTTGGTCTGGTGCAACAATTATTAAGCGAGCAGCAAATACATTCGTTGTCGTTGGAGATCTAGCGTCTTCATAAAAAGTAGTATAATTCAAAAATAGGAATGGGAGATTTAAAATATGGCACTTCAAAAGACTGGCGATAGAGGAATACGCAAGGTAAGCGTTCCAAACCTATCAGGAATGACAAGAACCCAATATCAGGCTGCACTGTCTTCTAATGGCCTAACCTATACTGAAACATCTACTACTACTGGTGACGCTGGACTTGACCAAAAGGTTATTTCTCAAGGAACTGCAGCAGGAACCGTTGTAAACATTGGGTCGAACGTTAGCGTAAACTACTATCAGTATGTATACTCTGGATTTTCTCACTATGCAGGGTTTACACACTACGCAGGATTCTACCACGGATTTTACCATGGTTTCACACACTACGCAGGCTTCTATCATGGGTTTTATCACGGGTTTACACACTATGCAGGCTTTGCACACTACGCAGGGTTCTATCATGGGTTCTACCATGGCTTCGCACACTACTCAGCGTTCTACCATGGATTCTACCATGGCTTTACACACTATGCAGGGTTTACACACTACGCAGGATTCTACCACGGATTTACTCACTCATACGGAGGATTTTCCACGGTTGCAATGAACGGTATCTATCCTGGATATCCTGGATTCATCTCTCTTGGAGCAACTACAGGAGTTCACACAGTTGACGGTATCAAGCAAGCACAAGAGATTCAGGTAGGAGACAAACTTTACTCTCTTGATATTGCAAACCTAGATCCAACAATTCAAGGAATTCCAAACTTTAGTTCTACCGAAGAAGACTTTCAGGCTCTTGGAGTAGTTGAAACAACGGTTGTATCTGTTTCATCTTATGTTTCAGATACCGCAATAGTCATTAATGGTGACATCTTTACTGCGCCACACTTAATTCTTGCAAAAGGACCAGATGGAGTTGTTTCTTTTGTAAGATCTGAAAACATTACAGAAGAGTATCACGTATGGTCTCTAGAAGAAAGAGATTGGATCCCAGTAACAGATGTTGAGGTAATTGCTTACATCGAACAAGTTTATACAATTAACTGCGAACCTTATGATATCTTCTTTACACAGAACATGTTGACTCACGATTCTATCTCATGGCTAACAGACAATGAGGGTAATGCAATTCTTGATGAAGATGGCAACCCAATTTACCCTAACGGCTCTGGCAACTAACAGAAAAGAGAAGATATGAGAAAACCAGGAAGAGGATATTTTCCTGAAGAATGGGACGATCCCTACACTATTCCAGATGCAACTATAGCATTGAATAAGGACAGAGTAGGAAAATCCACTCCATATTCAATTAGTCCTCAAATTGCAGAGTTTACAAAACAATTCAGCGAAAAGGCACAAATGCCTTCAGAAGAAGTGATGAGAGAAATCCATGACGAGTCCTGGTATGACCACTATTTAAGAGATGAAAGTTATTTTATTCCAGAAAATAGATGGGCACACGAAGTTCAAAGGGGACCAGTGCATGTAAAAGATAATCTGTATGCAATTTATTTAGATGCAGATGTATACATAAAGGATTATCCAAGGATATATCGGGGTAAAAATAAAGATGTTCAAGCAATAGGGTATAATTTTATTAGCAGAACTTTATATAGGTATATTAAAGATAGGCCAGAGCAATTAGACTTTGTAGACTATGGAGATCTAGCAAATTCTGAATGGTGTGCAGCAACGTATAACTGGGTAGTTAGATGGCTACCTAAAAACAACTGTAGGCTAACATTTTACAGCACAGAAGATATAGAAAAGGCATTACATTGCAAAGTTGAGAGATTTGTGATAGAATGTAATGATGAGATGGTAAATGTAGAAGTGCCTGTTTATTTTAAATCAGATTTAAAGTTAAGCATGCCTTACATTAAGCATGATTCTTTAATAATGTATATGGAGGTCGAAGAAATTGAGTAAAAAAATTACGTTCATTCCAAAAAATGAATATGTTATTGAATATGCTCCAAAGCCAGAGCCAATGTCAAAGAACTTGCCAACTTGGTGGAGAAAGTCACAGCCGTATGCTGGTGGAGAAAAAAAGGTAATTAATGGGCAGTATAACGAAACAGTAAAAAAATGTCCAGGAATACTTGACTTACTAACTACTGGGTATTTACTAAAGACACCATGCGACATATACATTGATGCAACTGGAGATAAAGTAGAGTTTCAGGTTCAAGAACTTCACAGGCAGTCAATCTCTATGCACACAAGAGATCAGATTGAATCCTGGGATTTTGATCGTGAATTATTTATGGATGATATCTTTAGGATTCATCCTATGTGGGTAGTTGGAACTCCAAAAGGATACAGCACACTCTTTATTCATCCATCCTTTTATAATAACCTACCATTTGAAACAGTCCCAGCAATTATTGATACAGATATGTATGTTTCTGATGGTCCATTTTCTTTTAGGGTAAAAAGAGGTTTTAAAGGAGTAATTGAGGCTGGAACACCAATTGTTCAATGTATACCTTACAAAAGAGAAGAATGGTCAGCGGATATACTAGAAAAGCCTTTGCTTAAAGTTTTTAGCACACTTGGAGTTAAGTTAAAGTATAAGTTTGGTGGAGCATACAAGGCTCTAATGTGGGAAAAGAAGGTTTTTAAATAAGATGGACCTACACTCAGATAAATATGCTAACCCTGAACCTTTAGAAGATTTAACTGTAAAGTTCTGGACTTCAACCGCATATATTGAAACAACACCACCACCAGTTCCAGCAATCACAAATTTGCCAAAGTGGTGGAAAGACAGACCTCTGTATCAAAAAAATGACGATATTCAAAAATTAGGAATTATGAATAACCGTGGTGCAGACTCTGCAGCAATCAGTGTAAAGCATTGCATGCCATATTTTGATGCATTAACTGCAGGTTATCATTACAGTTTGCCTACCACAATCACAGTTAAAAAAACAGATGATCCAAACAGGCCAGATATAACTTGGGATGAAGATCGTCCAAGACCAGTAGAGATGCGTGGACACATTGAGTTGCCAGTTCCATCTGGCTGTTATCCAATTCACTTTGTTTGGGATATGAGATGGGGAACAAAACTTCCAGATGGTTGGTCATTAATGATTACTCATCCAGTTGGAAGATGGGATTTACCATTTATAACTATGACTGCTATTCAAGATGCAGACAGGTGGTCTACAAACAACGTGGTTACTTTTTTCCTAAGAAAAGATTTTGAAGGGGTAATTCCAGAAGGAACCCCAATTATGTCTATGATACCTATTAAAAGAGCAAATTGGCAGATGGAAGTAGATCATAAACTTCAAAATGAAGGCAGTTGGGATCTAGAAAGAAAAAGAAATTATATCTATGGCTTCTACAAGAAGCATCGTTGGATTAGAAAAAAATACAGATAAGGAGAAAGAAATGGAAGATCAGCAAGTATATGGTGACTCTAAAATGAAAAGCACCAGTAAGTCATCAAAGCCTCAGAAGTTCTTTGAGAGACAGATTGATATGAATAACTTGGAAGAACTAGAAAAGGTTCTTCATGTTACTTACGACAGAATTAAAAATGGAGAATTAATTTCTGGTCCTAAAAATGAAAACACTCCATGGGACAACTCTGGTAGCGTAACTACTGTAAACTGGAATAAGTATAATGTGTTCCAGATCTACGATGAAAACATTCACACACTTTTCCGTGCAGTCAGAGATATGGCACAAGATGCCTGTGAATACTACGAACTTGACTTTATTAAAGAGCAGTTTATGGTTCAGGGTTGGTTTAACATTAACTATAATCATGTTGGAAAGTTAGACTGGCATGAACACGGTGGTGATGGAGCCCCACACTTCCATGGATACTATTGTGTTAACGCTGAGCCTTCAATAACTCATTACCGTGTATTTGATGAGGAAATTGAAAATGTAAATAAAAACAATCGTGCAATTCTTTCAGAAACTGGGCACCCACATGCTATGGGTGATTGGGATTGGGAAGGTCCAAGAGTTACGATGGCTTACGATGTTATCCCACTTAGGTTTATTCCTAAAGAATGGGAACAACACTGGATTCCACTGGTATAATAATAATATGGGAAAAATTGAAAAATCTGTAGACATTTTAATTGGTGGACCAGGCGGTGCTGGCTTTGGAGTAACAGAGGCACTTGCCGATGAACTAGTTAGATGCTGTTCAGATAAAATAGTTATAGTGGAAAAGGAATAATGTCAATACTTCTTGTCTTTATACTTGCCCTAACTCTTTTGGTTTTTTATAAGTATCATATTGATACTCAAATAACAATCAAAGAGATTACCAAGGATAGAAATCAGTTTAGAGCAAATATGTGGAAGTTTATTAATTCAAGAACAAAAGAGATAGAGTATCAAAAAAACTTTGTCAATCCATATAATGCACTAAAACTTAAGATTGCAAAACTATCAAAAGACATTGAAGAAACTGAGTTTAAAGATTTTGACAATGTAAAAGAAGAGATTCTTTCAGCATTAAAAGACATCGATAGTTACGGAGAGTAAAACGTGATTGAGGTAAGCATTTCTAAAGCCTGTCAGGCTTGGGGTCAGTGCATTTTTGACGCACCACAAGTTTTTGATTTAGTTGATAGCGAAAGAAAAACTTGGAAATATTTGGTAGATGACTCAAATCTTGCTGGAATTAAAAGTGCACAATCACACTGCCCTAATAGAGCAATATCGTTTTTAGAAGTTGAAAATGATTAACTCTATTAGGTGCAGATTTCTCGGACACAAAATTGAAGAGTCTCATTGTCCATACACTCTAAAGACCTATCAGACATGTCTAAGATGTGGGGCTAAAGGTGTCAAAGAAGAATAGAGTTGCGGTCTATGGAGTTTGTAAAAATGAAGAGTCAAACATCCTAACTTGGTATGAATCTGCTAAAAATGCAGACTATATCTTTTTATTAGATACTGGATCTACAGATAACACAGTCGAAATTGCTAAAAGTCTGGGTATAAATGTTTTATCCGCATCCTTTTTGCCATGGTCAGAAACTCAAGCAAAGAATACAGCACTAGCGCTTCTGCCAAATGATATAGATATATGCGTCTGCCTTGACCTTGATCAGGTAATTGTAACTGAGAACTGGAAAGAGATACTGTCAGATATAGAATTAGGATTTGGCATTGCAGAACATCAATACACGTCTAACACTGGTTATATTGACTCAGTTGTTACTACAACAAGTTCTTGGATTCACGAAAGAGGGGGAATCTCTTGGGTTAAGTATAGACCCATAACCTTTGACTACAAAAGAGATCTAAATGAAAGATTGACCGTTCCAATTGTAATTAAGCATTTGATCGGGAGCCTTGAAAGATTTGAGCACAGAGAGCCTTTGTATATAGAGGCTTTTATAAATGAATTAAAAACTATTGAATTATACTCCTCAAGAGATCATAAACTTCATACACTAAAACTAATAGCCTTGTCTTATTTTGAATCAGAAGATTATGAAAACTTTGTTAGATATTATCATGATTTTATTAATTTTTATGAAACAGCAGATTTCCAAGATAAAGAAAGAGAGTATACTGTTTTATCTTTTTATCTTATAACTTTAGCGATGTCTGTTTATAGAATGGCAGATGCTGGAGAATCCTTAGAAAGTTTGCTAGATATAGTAAATGATACTAATATAAGAAATGATATAAATCTTAGATTGGCAATATATCACTGTGTTCTTAATAACAAAAATAAAGCAAAAGAGTTTTTAAATAATGTAGAAGATGGATTTTGTGACAATGTTGTTTCTTCAATAAATAATATTTTAAATAATGGAATCAACACTATTGATGCCCTAGTATTATCTGAATACTATGGTGCTATCGGTTGGGGAAAATCTCATCAGGGGATGGTTAATGAATTTATCAAACTAAAGAACGTGGTTCATCTATAATGAAAGTTTTAATTACAGGTGTTGCTGGATTGGTAGGTAGTTCTTTAGCAAGAAGCCTATCTAAAAACCATGAAGTTGTGGGTCTTGACAATCTTACTGGTGGATATCAGGATAACATTCCAGACGGCATTGAGTTTATCAAAGATGATTGTGGGTCCGTAAAGTCTGATATTTTTGAAGGTGTAGATGTAGTGATTCACGCTGCTTGCACACCTCACGAAGGCTTGTCAATATTTTCACCAAAAACAATTACAGACAATACTTACGGAATTTCTATGAACATATTAACATGCTCGATTCAGGCTAATGTCAAAAAATTTATCTTTACTTCTAGTATGGCGAGATATGGAACTCAAGAAGTTGTTCCGTTTACTGAGGATATGAGGCCAAAGCCACAAGACCCGTATGGCATCTCCAAGTATGCCTTTGAGGAGTCTTTGAAGGTCCTCTCAGAAGTTCACGGTATGGAGTATGCAATTGTAGTCCCACATAATATAATAGGTCCAGGACAGGTCTATACAGACCCTTTTAGGAATGTTGCAGGTATCATGATTAACAGAATGCTTAATGGTAGACAGCCAGTAATATATGGCAACGGATTGCAGATGAGATGTTTTTCAGATATATCAGATGTTGTAGATCCAATTGTAAAAATAGTTGAAACCGATGTTGGGAATGGGGAAATAATTAATATTGGGCCAGACTCAAATTTTATAACAATAAAGGATTTGGCAGAAAAGATTGCAGATATAATTGGTTTTGATTTAGATCCAATATTCTTACCAGATAGGCCAAAAGAGGTTAGGTTTGCAAACTGCTCTGCAAATAAAGCAAAGGCTATTCTTGGGTATGACCCAGTAACACCTCTTGACAAAACTATTAAAGATATGATAGAATTTGTTAAAAGGCGTGGACCTAAAGATTTTGATTTTTATTTACCAGTAGAGATTGTAAGTAGCATTACTCCAAAAACTTGGATTGACCACAGCATTTTCAATTCTTAAAAACTGTATCTATACATAAGGGTGAGAGTTTTACTTTTTACAAAACTCTGCTATAATTAACTCTATTCCGTTTTAGAAAGGACGAAACACATGTCAGATTTTTTTAGTTTTAAACTCCCAGAGGATTTTGTAGAAAAGTATAAGTCTCAGGAAAGCCCATTTGGTTTTAAAGATGCAGCAGAAAACTCACTTGGAGAGATTACTTTTATTCGCACATATTCTCGTGTGAAGGAGGATGGAACTAAGGAAAGATGGCATGAAGTTTGTCGTCGTGTAATTGAGGGTATGTATTCAGTTCAGAAGAACCATGCTAAAGAAAACCGTTTGCCTTGGAATGACTATAAGGCTCAGAAGTCTGCACAAGAAGCATTCCAAAGAATGTTTGAGTTAAAGTGGACACCACCAGGAAGAGGTATGTGGACATTTGGAACTCCTATGACTATGGAGAAGAAAAACTCTGCAGCACTACAAAACTGTGCGATGGTTTCAACAAAAGACCTCGACAAGAATGATCCAGGAGCCCTATTTGCTTGGGTAATGGATGCTCTAATGCTTGGCATTGGTGTTGGCTTTGATACAGTTGGACAGGAAAAAGGTTTTCAGATCTATACTCCTTCAGAACCAGCAGCGATCTTTGATATTCCAGACACTCGTGAAGGTTGGGTAGAATCAGTTCGCATTTTGCTAAACTCTTACCTTCGTCAGAACCAGCCTATTCAGAAGTTTAACTATGACCTCATCCGTCCTCTAGGAGCACCCATTAAGGGCTTTGGAGGGGTAGCCAGCGGACCAGCCCCCTTGATTCAACTACATGCACAGATCGACAAGGTAATCGGCGGTAGAGCAGGAGAAACTCTTGATAGCCGTGCTATTACGGATATCATTAATCTTATTGGAACATGTGTTGTTTCTGGAAATGTTCGTCGTTCTGCAACTCTTGCTTTAGGTGCAGCAGGAGATGAAGACTTTATTAATCTTAAGAATTCTGAAGTATTCCCAGAGCGCAACTCGTTTGACCCAGAAAATCCAGGTTGGGCTTGGATGTCAAATAACTCAGTTTCTGCAACAGTTGGAATGGATTACGAGAAGTATACTGATCTAATTGTTAACAATGGAGAGCCAGGTTTTATCTGGCTTGATGTTGCTCGTAACTTTGGTCGTCTAGCAGATCCTGCAGATGGAAAAGACTATCGTGTTATGGGCTTTAATCCTTGTGCGGAGCAGCCATTGGAGTCGTATGAACTTTGCACACTTGTTGAAGTTCACCTTAATCGACATGAATCCAAGGAGGACTTCCTCAAGACATTAAAGTTTGCTTACCTTTATGGAAAGACTGTTACACTGCTACCAACACACTGGCAGCAGACAAACGGTATCATGCAGAGAAACCGTCGTATTGGAACTTCTCTAACTGGTATTGCATCCTTCGCTGATCAAAAGGGATTACCAGCAGTCCGTGAATGGATGGATGAAGGATATAAAAAGATCCGTCACTATGATCATCAGTATTCAGAATGGCTATGTGTTCGTGAATCAATTCGTGTAACAACAGTTAAGCCATCAGGATCAGTTTCAATTCTTTCTGGTGCAACTCCTGGAGTTCACTGGGGACCTGGAGGAAACTTTTTCCTTCGAGCAGTAAGATTTGGAGATACAGATCCAATGCTTCACCTATTTAGAGCAGCAAATTACAATGTTGAAAAAGATGTTGTATCAGCAAACACGTCAGTTGTATACTTCCCAATTAAGTCAGGTCATCCAAGATCCGAAAAGGATGTTACATTATTTGAAAAGATTGCTCTTGCAGCAACTGCTCAAAAGTATTGGTCAGATAATGGTGTTTCTGTAACACTTTCATTTGACAAAGAAACAGAGTCGAAGCATGTCGCACCTGCGCTGCATATGTATGAGGGACAGTTAAAGGCAGTCTCATTCCTACCAATGGGAAATCACACATATCCACAGCAGCCATATACTCAGATTACTGAAGAAGAATATGAAGGATATGTTGGAAAGTTAAAGCATATTGATTTTGGCGCTATTTATGACGGTGTAGATAATCTAGAGGCGATGGGCGAGGCTTACTGCACAACAGATTATTGCGAAATTAAAGCCAAGTAGTATGATAAAATAGACTTATAATGTCTAGTCCATCAAACCTATATGCGGAAAAAATATTTTCAGAGCACCCAAAATCTTTGTGGGCTCTAGATGATAAGTGTGACTACATTTCATTAATCAATGAGTCTTTTAGAGATATGGACTCTTGGGAGATAACTGGAGGAATAAATTCCGAGTATTCTATTTCAGATGAGCCTTTTCCAGAAAGCGTAACGACAAGAATAACTGGGGATGTAATTCCAGACAATATTCTTGGAACAATTGTGTGCGTAAGTCCAGATATGCCTTTAAACCTTAATCAGTTAAATTCTGATTTAGGGACTTTTACTGTAGGAACATATATAAAATCCCTTAGCCCCTATTTTGCTGGTATAGAGATTGGGTATGAGTATGACGATACAACTAGTGGAGAACTTGTCAGAAACCTAAAACCATTCAGCGTATCTGTTTCTGAAACTTGGATTCTTGGATCAGAAACATTCATGATACCAGATGAAAACACATCATTTAGAATTGTTCTCAAGATTAAATATTATGGTGGGGCAGAAGAAAATATTTCAAACATATTTTTGTTAAATGGTTTAAGTGTTGGGCAATGGTCAGAAGAATTTAACTCAAACTCTCTTGGAGTTTTTCCAGTTACACTTCCTCAAAATCTACCAGTCGATCAGTCATACGGAATTGAAGCAAAGGCTTATGGGCTAAGTGAGCAATCTGGATACTACCTTATATCTGAAGATCTTACATTTCTTGGTGCAAAAAATAGTGGAGTTCCAATGGTTTTTGGTGCTTCAAATACAACAATCATCAGACCTATGGATGGCCCATCTTTAATTATTCCAGGCGGTGGATTTTTAAATGAAAGTGGAAAGCACAAAGAGTATACCGTAGAGATGTGGTTAAAAATTGATTCCTACACTTCTGATGATACAAGGATTTTTGGTCCAATAAAATCAACAGATGGATTATACGTAAGTGGTCCATTCTTAAAGTTAAAGGTTGGTGACTATGTTGGGGCACACTGTGTTGGTGAATGGTCCAGACCAATGCTCATACATATCCGAGTTGTAGATGATACTGCAAGCCTTCTTTTAAACGGAGATGAAGTTATTTCATTTACAATAGATCAGTCTAGTATTACATTTCCAGATAAATCAAAAGAAATTGGAGGAATTAATATTGATCAGGACTGGTTGGGGTTTTACGCATCAGAATATATTCCAAGGTTTGAACTTGACTGTGTTGCTGTATATTCTTATAAGGTTCCTACAACTGTTGCTAAAAGAAGATTTGTTTATGGCCAGGGCGTAGAGTTTGCAGAATCAATCAATAGTGGATTTGGTGGAACATCCGTATACTTTGATTTTCCATTTTCTAAATATACAAATAACTATACCTACCCAGATATAGGAAGATGGTCACAAGGAATCGTTGACAATCTCAGAGTCGATAATAATATTTTATCAATTCCAAATTACCAACTACCATCTATAACGCTAAACAAGTCTAACGCATTAAACTTTATAAATACACACAATTCTACATCAATTCAGGCAGAACAGGACAACTTCATAACCTTTGGAATAAGTCGTTACCTTGAGTCTACAGAATTTGATAACCTACAGGGCAACCTTGCATTTAATAATATAGATCTAATTGGTGGTCAAACAAAAGCATTGTATGGAATATTTAAAAATAAAACTTTGACTCAAAATAAACAAATTTTGTTTAGAATAGAAGACTTGACAAATGGCAATTACCTATCAGTTGATTTAGAAATGGAAGACGTTAAGTATAGGTTTAAGTTTAATGGGGAAGAGTCAGTAATAGAATCTGCCCCAGGATATATTATTAATGAAGTATTTGCTGTTGGTTTTAATATTAAAACATTCTCGGACTATTATGGACAAAACCTTTCAACCTTCTTTGGCAACCCATCTAACCTTTCAGTTTATGTGGGAGGATCTAGGGAATTATCGAATACATTTTTGGGCAATATATATTCTTTTGGTTTTTGTAATTCAAGAAATCTTTCTAAAATAAAAGATTCTTTTGGAGAAACTGGAGTAGTCCTATTTAATGAAAATGCGTTTGATAATTTATCAGAAAATATTGCGGATTCAGACTTATATAGTAGATCTATGTGGGATTACTTTTTAGATGGAGGAAGCCCCAGAAGTTTTGCTGTAAGTAATTTGCATTCTCACGTAGGAACCTATACGTTGAGGCCAAGATTATATATGGAAAAATTTATACTTGATATAGACTCAAACGGATACTGGGAAGACTATGTTCCCCTTACATATTTTGCAAAGTATGTAGAAGACACAACTGGTTCTATGTATTATGATTTAGACTTTTTGCAGTTGAACATTGACTATCCAACTCCAAATATATATAAAGAGGTAGAAAAGAAGACTGGAACTTGGACATATCAAGAGTTACAGTATGAGTATCAGGCACCACTTCAAAGAACATACTCTTCATTAGATAACCATCTTTATACTGGATACAACGATTACCTAGATTTAAAAAATCGTGTAAATAAAAACTACGCCTATGATACAGATGCTGCGTTACTAAAGTCTTATATTAGTTTTCAGTATATTGCAACAGGTGCAAATGCAAATCATAGATTTTTTACAGATGTAGATGACGCACCTCAAAACGGAGTAATTCAGCCATTAGATGGATGGACAACAACAAAGTATGAGTTTGTTAATAACATGATCGCCTATCCACCAAAGGGTGTTGATTTTAATGATTTAGCATTAGTTATGCATTTAGACTTTAATGTTTCTGGAATTTTATCAAATCCACTTAAAGTTAAAAAAATGCAAGTAGCCTCTCAAGCGTTTAACTCTAATAGTTTTAACCCTATTGGAACAAGGTTTTCAGAGGATGTATACCCATATCAAAAGTCTGGAATTTATTATGACTATAAGGCTCTAAACCCATTCACAATATACAAGGGAAGTTCTCCATATTTATATCTAACAAGAACAAGTGGAATTGAACTACGTGGTGGATATGATCCTATGGTTGATCGTGGAATCGCTATTCCAATTAATAAATCAAAAAATCCAAACTACAAGGTAATGGCTTTGCAGGCTGGAATTAGATACGACAAAGATGCATTCCCATTATCCCCAACAGAAATATTTCAGGTAGAAGATAAGAATAGTTTAATTAAATTTTATATTCAGGCCATACAGCAAGATGGAAAGCGTGGAAAGATATATGCCATTAACTATAAAAATGGTCAAAGAGAAAACGGCATTGGGTATTATCTGAATGGAAACGTGGTTCGTGAGGCAGTGATAACTGTGGGAGAGTGGGCATTCTTGGGCATTTCATTTTCTAAGTTGTTAGATTTTTCAGAATACTCTGGGTCTTTAAAATTAAATGGACCACTACTTTTTAATGCTATATCTTACTACCAGTCTATAAGATTGCAGCAGGTTCAGAAAAAGTTTACCAGACCATGGTTTAAGTTAATGGGTTCAGGATCTTATGACCTAAACTGGACGTATTGGTATGGATCATTTACTTGGAATGAGACCCTGATTCAGTCAACAACAAACCTTTATGGTGTAGACCCAGCAGACATTTATAGCGCATATATTGGGACAAATAAGATAGTGGTTGGAGATAATTATGGGCTATCGCTTAAAAACTATGAATACTCCCTATATTCTGACGTAGTATGGAACAAGACAGTTCAAGACGCCCTTTAATATGGTATACTTGTGGTTATGAACAATAAAGACGGACTACTTTTTGGTAAAAATGGCAAACCACGCATGCCAGGTCAAATTGGTGAAACAAAAGTAACAATGGTTGAAAAGAATTATAACTGGGGAGTTTATGTTTGGAAAAGAAAGAATGGCAAGTGGTTTACAGATGGAGAAGGAAACATTCTAAATGTCCCATCATTCCGTGGTGATCTAGGACAACTTGCAAAACTAAAAGAGGCTGCAGAATATTATGGTGAGCCAGAAGGCGAACCGCATTTTTTCCCAGGAATGGGAAGAATATCTGATGAAGAGTATAGCGAACAAGTAGATAGAATGAAGGCTGGGCTTATTCCTAACCTAAATGACCTTGGCGCTGTTCAAGCAGCAAAAGATACTATTGCAATGTATGGAGATGAAGAGTAATGTCTGAAGATAACGAATATTTTATTGGTGCAAGAATTGATCAAATTGCAAAAGCAGATGATACTTTTGCAAAACAAGATCCATTTAATAAGTCTTGGGATGAACTAAAGACTCTTACTGGTTTAGATAATAACTTCAAGCGCCGTGCATCAAGAATGTCAAAGGCTGAAGCAACACCAGCATATTTAGATTCTGCAAATGCCGTAAGCACAGGAATTGACGGGGCTAAGTCAAAAGAAATTAATCCTGGAATGCTTTATAGAAATGGCTATGGACTTTTTGATGTAATTACACCACCTTGGAATGTTTACGAACTAGCCAGTTTTTATGATACATCATTTGCTAACCACGCTGCTATTGACGCAAAGGTTGAGAACATTGTTGGCCTAGGATATGACTTTGAAGTATCACCAAGGACAATGCTAAAGTTGGAGTCGTCTACTGATTCTGGTGCAACAGATAGAGCACGTAAAAGAATTGAAAGGGCAAAGATTGAGTTGACAGACTGGCTAGAGTCTTTAAATGATGAAGACTCTTTTACCTCTACAATGGAAAAAGTTTTTACAGATATGCAAGCCATTGGAAATGGATACCTTGAAATTGGTAGAACAGTCAAGGGTGAGATTGGTTATGTAGGTCACATTCCAGCAACAACAATGAGAGTTCGTAGACTTCGTGATGGCTTTGTTCAAGTTATTGGAAACAAAGTAGTTTACTTCCGCAACTTTGGTGCAAAGAATCAAAACCCAGTAACGGATGATCCAAGACCAAATGAGATTATTCATTTTAAGCAATATTCTCCACTAAATACTTTTTATGGAGTTCCAGATATTATTTCTGCAATTAGCGCCTTGCACGGTGATTCATTAGCATCACAATACAACATTGACTATTTCCAAAATAAAGCAACTCCAAGATATGTTGTAACTCTTAAGGGTGCAAAGTTGTCAGCCGATGCGGAAGATAAAATGTTTAGATTCTTACAGACTGGACTTAAAGGACAAAATCACAGAACACTTTATATTCCACTTCCTGGAGATTCAGAAAACAATAAAGTTGATTTTAAAATGGAACCTATTGAAAATGGTGTTCAAGAAGGATCCTTTAAAGAATATCGTAAATCAAATAGAGATGACATCCTTGTAGCGCATCAGGTCCCTCTTTCAAAATTAGGTGGTTCAGACTCTTCTGCAATTGCTTCTGCATTGTCACAAGACCGCACATTTAAGGAGCAGGTTGCACGACCTGCACAAAGAAATTTAGAAAAAATGATCAACAAGATTATGCGTGAAAAGACAGATATTTTAGAATTTAAGTTCAACGAACTAACTCTAACAGATGAAATTGCTCAGTCTCAGATCCTTGAGAGATATGTAAAGACTCAGGTCATGACTCCAAATGAAGCAAGAGTTGCGCTCAGACTGCCACAGCGTGATGGCGGAGATAAGGTTCTTGACCTAAAGCCACAGCAGGTTTCCAGTGACAACGCTAACCGTGAAAGAGACTCTGAAAGAACTAATAATCAGTCTGATGGCGCAGCCACAGTTAGCGGACGAAATCCGAAAGGGGAAGGTCGCTCTTCTGAATAGTCCAAATAGTAAGACTATTTAAAAAAGGGGCCTATAATATATAATACTATGAGTATCTCTAAAGCCCATTGGAACACTGAGGGCGAGAATGTTCGCCTATCGATGCCTTTGACAAAAGTTGACAAAGAACGTCGTATGGTTTCTGGTTTTGCATCTTTAGATAATATTGATAAGCAAGACGACATCGTAACAGCAGAAGCATCAATGCAAGCGTTTGCAAAATTCCGTGGGAACATTAGAGAGATGCACCAGCCAGTAGCAGTAGGCAAGATGGTATCATTTAAAGAAGATAAGTATTTTGATCCAGAAACAAAGAAGTTTTATAACGGAGTATTCGTATCCGCATATGTTTCAAAAGGTGCACAAGATACTTGGGAAAAAGTTCTAGACGGAACACTAACTGGTTTTTCTATCGGTGGTAGAATGAACAAGTGGGATGATGCCTATGACGAGAAGTCAGATAAGTCAATTAGAGTTATTAAAGAATATGATTTAGTAGAGTTGAGTCTTGTTGATTCCCCTGCTAATCAGTTTGCAAATATTGTTTCTGTTGAAAAGGTAGATGGTATGGATATTATTAAAGGTGATGAAACAGTATTAGAGAATGTTTTTTGGGATCAAGAAACTGGTCTCGTAATGGTTTCAGAAAATGAGTCAGAAGTTAGCCCCACAACAGGTGAACAAATGACCAATATAGGGTTCGTTGAAAAAACGGATAGTGAAAAACTAAATATGATAAAGTTCTTAGTTGATAGTGCTAAAGGCATTAATACTTCTAAGATGAACAAGGAGGAAAACCTTATGGCAAAAGCAACAAAAAAGACAACAGAAGAAATCGTTGAGAAGACAGATGTTGTAGCAGAAGTAGTTGAAACTACTGAAGTAGTTGAAGCAGTAGAGGTCGCTCCAGAGGCAGATGCAAAGGCAGATACCGTAGAAGCAGAAGAAGAAACAACAGAGAAGGCTGCAAAGCCAGGATCTGCTGAAGAAACTCCTGCAGAAGATGCAGAGGAAACTCCTGCAGATGAAGAAGCGGAAGATAAGAAGCCAATGGCACCTAAGTCAGATGAAGTAATTGCAGAGTCAATTGCAGAAATCAATAACACTCTAACATCAGCCTTTAGCGATCTAGTAAATACAGTCAAGTCTTTGCAGGCAGAAGTAGAACTTCTCAAGTCTTCAAAGGTAGATATTGACACAGCAAAAAATTCTTTCGAAGCAGTTGCAAAAGATATTGCATCAGCACGTGAAGAATTCGACAAGTTTGGTAAGCGAGTAGA